CTACGTTTTAACATGGTTGTGAGAAGCAGTGATTTGACATCAGACAGCGACACGGTTGTTGTTCCTACACGTCCCATCATCCTGTTGGCTACAGCTATGGCTATTGAAGAGCGTGGTGAAGATGGTGGTCAACAAAGTATTAACGCTTACCAAATGGGACAAAACGCTTTGGCAGATGAGATTGCATTTGACGATGCGCGTAGCCCTGAAGGAACTATTTGGTATACAGCATGAAGCAATTACAAAACATCTCTGTTGTTGCTCCAGGATTTTATGGTCTGAACACGCAGGACAGTAGTGTTACTTTGTCAACCAACTTTGCATTGACAGCAGACAACTGTATCATTGATAAATACGGTAGGTTAGGCGCTCGTAAAGGGTGGACAATGCAAACCACCAGTGGTTCTAGCGAACTCAGTGGTTCTTCTGTTGACTTCCTTATGGAGCATGTAAATGCAGACGGATCAACTGTTGTCTTGTCAGGCGGTAACAACAAAGTGTTCTCAGGCGGTGTTGGTGCTGCGTTAACAGACATTACGCCTAGTTTATACACCATAACAGACGACAACTGGAAGGGAGCCAGCCTGTACGACCATGCCCTAATTGTTCAGCAAGGGCATGAGCCGTTGATATACAACTCAGGCAGCATCCCAGTGTGTCAGACAATGACTGACTACACCAGCTTGACACAGAACTATTCTACTTCCTACCCTCGTGATGTTATTGCTGCTTGGGGTAGGTATTGGGCACACGACGGTGAGACGGTTTATTGGTCTACAGATATAGCTGACACCAACTTCCCTGCTTTTTATGGAGGCACCAGCGGTACGTTAAACATTTCTGCTGTGCTCCCTAACAGCACGGACACTATTGTTGCACTAGCTGCCCACAACAACTTCCTTATCATATTCTGTAAGAACAACATTGTCCTATATAGCAACGCAGACAACCCAATTGCTGGCGACTTCTCTGTTGCCGATGTTATTATTGGTGTTGGTTGTGTGGCGCGTGACAGCGTACAGAGCACAGGTAATGACATCATCTTCTTGTCAGACACAGGTATTCGCTCCCTTGGTAGACTTATTCAAGAGAAAAGTTTACCTATGCGTGACCTGACAAAGAACATTAAGGATGACTTCATACAGACAGTAAAGACAGAACAAAGCATAACTGAAGACATGGGTCTTGTTCGCTCTGCTTATTCAGAACAAAACTCTTTCTATCTCATCTCTTTTCCTGCTTCTGATATTATTTATTGTTTGGACATGCGCCAAGCCTTAGAGGACGGGTCTGCTCGTGTCACTCGGTGGGTTGATTATGAGGCAGGTTCTTTCTTACGCCGCCGCAATAGGGACTTGTTGGTTGGTAAAACAAATGGTATTGGTTTGTATACTGGCTATCAGGACAATGGCAGCAGTTACATCCTGCGTTACTATTCCAACCACATTGACATGCAGAACCCAACAATGGTTAAGATGCTGAAGCGTATTAAGGCTACAGTGGTTGGGGGTAACAATCAAGAGTTTATTGTCAAGGCTGGTTACGACTACCAAGGCACCACCTTCTCTTACCCTTTCACTATTGTTACTGGCAACATTGCTGAATATGGTGTTGCTGAATATAACATAGCTGAGTTCACAGTTGGTGTTCTCACAGATGATATTTCTGCCTCTACTGGTGGAAGCGGTAACGTAATACAGATTGGTTTTGAAACTGAAATTAGCAGCCAAGAGTTTAGTGTTCAACGGCTGGACATTTTTGTTAAGACAGGAAGGATAATTTAATGTCTGACTATACTAAAACAGTTAACTTCGCTGCTAAAGATGCACTGCCTAGCGGCGACACTGGCAAGATTGTTAAAGGTACTGAGATAAATACAGAGTTTGCCAACATTGAAACAGCAATTGCTTCTAAGGCAAACACCACTGCTCCGACCTTCTCAGGCACTGTAACCATTACTACGCTTGATGGGGCTACCATCAGTGGTGGCACTTACTAAGGAACTAATATGGATTGGACACAAATTCTACCTGTTGTTGGAAGTTTTTTAAGCGGCAGTGAAGCATCAGATGCTGGTGACCGAGCTGCTGCTGCTAACATTGAGGCTGCTAAGATTGCCGCAGATGCTGCTGCTTTCAAGCCTTACGCTGTTACTACAGGGTTTGGTACTTCCTATTTTGACCCATCTAAGTCACAAGCTGGGTATGAAATGGACCCAATCCTGAAAGCCTTTCGTGATAAATATTACGGCTCTGCTGCCACTTTCTTAGACCAGTTACAAACTGACCCACAAGCTGCTGCTCAACAATATTACGCACAACAGCAGCAACTCATGGCTCCTGAGCGTGAGGCAGAAGATATTGCTTTGCGTCAACAACAGCTACAACAAGGTCGTATTGGCTTGGGTTTAAGTGGTCAGGCTTTAGGTGCTGGGGCTGCTGGTATGGTTAATCCTCAGCAATACCAACGTGACCTAGCCCGTGCTCGTGCAGACGCACAACTGGCACAACAAAGCCGTGAGCTGGCACAAGCAGACATTGACCGTCTCATCCAGCGGGGCACTGGGTTGTTCCAAACTGGGCTTGGTGTTGAAGAACAGGCACTACGTCCTCTCACCATTGGTGCAGACATTGGCAGCAAGCAAGCTGTGTCAGGCAATCAAGCAGCACAAGCACTGTTGGCTGGCGGTCAATCGGCTGCTACGGCTAACTTGGCTGGTGGTCTTGGTAGGGCACAGATGCTTCAGCAAGCGTTTAAGGGTTTTGGCGGCTTGTTTGGTAACAAATAAGGATAAGACATGGCAACAAGAATTGAAAGTTTGTTTGGGGTTCAAAGCCCACAAGAATCGTACCAAGACTATTTGACTGGTATGATGGTTACCCCTCAGCAGATGGGGCAACAAAACCTTTACCAACAACTCATCTCTACCATGGCTAATGCTGGTGCCTTAGGCGGTGCTTCTATTGGACGTATGATGGGTGGGCGTACCTCTCAGGAAGTACGTAGTGAAGCTATTAACCAAGCCTATAAAGATGTTAGTGGCGGTGAGTATAAGAATGATTGGGAAAAACTAGACGCATTGGCTCGTCAGCTAGAGGCTAAAGGTTTGTATGATGATGCGGCTAAAGCTCGTAAGGAAGCCCGTACCTTGAAGATTTCAGACATTGAAGGTCGTAGAGGTGAGCAAGCTATCCTAACGTCTCAAGCGCAAGCTGCAGAGTCTGCTGCACGTACAGCAACAGCACAAGATGCCTTGGCAGCGGCTCCGGGTCAGCGACAACTTGCAGAACAAGCGCAACTTTTAGAAATGCAAAGGAACCAACAACTGCTTACCAACGCCAAACAATCCAACGCCCAAATTGCCCAAGAACTTGAAGGTGTTACGCTTAATTACAAGCAGATTGGTAGTATTCTTGATCCCAAGACGTTACAACGTGTTCCACAATACGCTCAAATTATTACATACAAAGGTAATGACTATTCTCTTGAGGCGTTTAGGAAGCAGTTCCCTGAGAAGGCAAAGAACTTTGAAAGTGTTGTTCCTCCGACTGCTGCACAAGCCTCTCCTGCTGCTCCGGGTTCCGTTTCTTCAGGCGCGGCTGCTGCTTTGGAAAGGAAAAGAGGCGCTCAAGCAGGTTCTCCTCCACGATCAGAAGAGAGTAAGGCAAGAGAAGAAAATAGAATGAAAGGTGGAGATATTTCTATGACCAGTCCGTTTAAGGGACAAGGCGTAGAAGGACAGAAGCAAGATTTTATTGCTAAGTACAAAGCTGCAACAAGCACGTCTGAACAACTAGCCTTAGCTAACCAAGCGTTTTTACGAGGTATTATTACTAGAGAAGAACTTAACGCTATTGTAGCTCAGGTTGGTTCAGGAAGCATTTCAGCGCCACGGCGTCCAGTACCTCCACAAAGACCACAAGCTATAGAAACCCCTGACATTGGTGGAGCATAAGCAATCTTATGGCACTCCCACTTGAGCAAGATATAAATTGGGACTTGTTATCGGTTGATGACCTACAGGCTTATGTCGATGGTCGTTACGATGACATGTCTGTTGACGCATTAAAGTATGTAACAGGGGAGGGTTTTGGTGCTGGTGAGATAGCACAGACTGCTGCTGGTCAAGGTTTTTCATCTACCCTGCGTGGTCTTGCTGAATATGTTCCATTCTTATCTGTTGACAAAGAGGCAGACCTAGAGGCTGAGAGACGCCTACGGATGATGCAAGAAACCAACCCAGTGCAGTCTAACGTATGGGCACTGCTTGGTGGTATTGTTGACCCTGTAACCTTACCTGCTTTCATGTTTAGTCCCATCAAGATTGGTGGTGCTGTTGCTACAGGTGCTGCTAGAGGTGTTGCGGCTGGTGCTGGTTATGGTGCCCTTGAGCCTGTCTATGAAGAGTTTGATGACAGCAGGCTGGCAAACGTAGCGGCTGGCGCTACCATTGGTGGTGCTTTTGGTGGCGTTGCTGGTGCCCTTGGTAAGTGGTTAAAAGGTAAAGGTGCTAAAACTGTAACTGAACTAACACCTGAAACTAGGCAAGAGTTTGTTAAGGGGTTGGATGATCAGAGTTTAGATGAGTTCCTAGAGACAGGGAAAAAAGCACTACAAGAACAAAAAGATAAAGGGGTTGAGGTTCCTCGTGTTGAAGGCATGACAGAGGAAGAACTGACTGACCTAGTTAATCAAGAGAAACAAACACGTGCCATTCCAGGCATGGGTGAGACGGGAGCTAAGTTACGTCAGAATGAACAGACAGGTGACCTTGAGTTGGTCACTATGGAAACGCCTGACATTGACCTTAAACTTCCTGCTTTCCTTGGTAAGCCAAAGCCACGAATGGGCAGTGTTCAGTTGTCATGGGACTCAGAAACTGACCTAGACAACGTGTTCTACACCATTGGCAATCCTCGTACCAAGTCTAAGAGGCATGATGAGTTTGTTGAGTGGGCTGTAGAACGCACTGGCTTGACAGCAGATGAGGTTGTTGCTTTGGCACGTAAGGCACATGCTGAGGTAATGACACAAGTTAAAGCAGCCAAGCCTAAAGCCAACGATACCTTTAATGTACAACGTACCTCTGTTACTCAAGAACTGATTGACCGTGCTCGTCAGCCAATAGAACGTGTTGAGCCTTATGTGCCACCATCTAATCAGGTTGTTATGTCTAGGCTTACCCCTAGAGAGACAGACTTCTTGAACAATGTGATGGGTATTGAGATGTCTGTTGATAAGAACGGACGCACGTTGTTCAGGCACAACCGTCTACCTCGTAAGCCTTTTGTCTCGTTACAACAAGTTAATGAGGCGTTGAATAAAGTTGGTATTAAATACGAGAGAAGACCTAAGAACAAACTACCTGACAACGCTGAAGATCTAGTGGATGAAACCTTAGGTGAAGACGTTATACCGGGTAAGTTTGGTTCTGTAGGCGCTGCCGCTACACGTCCTAGTAAGCTGTATGACAACCTCCTCTCTTCTGCATTGGATGATTTACAGACAGATATTGACGAGTTAAAAGCACGTGTTGCCACTGGTACAGTTACTGCTGGTAAATCTGTAAAAGAACGGGTGTCAGGTAAAGCTCCTGCTGTTGCTGTTCGTGCTAGAAAAATAATTCAGGACATCAAGAAGAACTATGCTGATGCTATGGATTACATTGTTAAAAACAAACTGGACAAAGTAAACCTACTAGACGATGCTCATGTCCGTGCCTTCAAGCCTTTGGTTCGTGATGCACAGCAGCGTCGTGAAGCAATCATGGATAAGCTAGAAGATATGGTGGCAACTAACCAAGACTTGGACACCCGTGAGGTTGCAGAAATGTGGACTGACTTGCTCTACTATCACAGTATTGACTTGTGGTGGCGTGACCAAGGAACTATGGTTGCTCGTGCCTTGGCGCAGCGGCGTAACTTTACCTCACGTCTAGACTATCAAGTCAAGCATGGTGTATATGACCGTGACCTTCCTAACCTATTTCCTTTGGTGAGTTGTTAATGGCTACAAAACATTTACCCGAATCTTGTCAGTCGCAAATAAAACAACTTGCAGAAGGGAGACGTGCTTCTAAGGATGTCTCATCTGATATGTATGACAAGGTTGCTAAGAAGTTCTTAGACGTTGGTTTGCAAGGGAAGAAACCCAACGTATGGCAGATGTACAACGAGTACACCATCAATGCCATGCTCTCAGGTACCGGCACCCCTGTGGTCAACTTTGCTTCTAACATGGGACAGATTGTTATTCGCCCGTTGCTAGAACTAATCAAAGGTGTGCTCACGTTAAACCCACGCACCATGAGACAAGCCACGGCTATGTTCAGTTCAATGTTTGATGGGTGGGTGACTGATGCTAAGTTCTTTAACCGTGCGTTTAAGTCAGGCATTCCTTTTGATTTTGACATCACTCCTAAAAGTCTAGGTCTTTCGCCTAAGGAGTTTAATGAAATGATGTCAGATGCAGGCATCACTATTGATCCATTGACTGGCAGGGTGCCTCCTGAGATGGCGTCTAAGTTGTTGTCAGATTCCTATGACTACATGACACAAGCTATACCTACCAAGTTTGGTAAAGTTATTCGCATACCTACCCGCCTAACTGTGGCAATTGACGAATACTTCAAAGCCAGGCTTAGGACACAAAAGGCACTGGCACTTATCAGTGAGAAAGCCAGCTTAGATTCAGAGAAGGGCTTGGGTTCTTATGACAGCCTGTATGCTCAATACAAACGCATTTGGTCTGAAGGCGATAAAGAGAACTATGCTGCCAACTTGAATCAAATCTTTGGTGACGAGTCTACCGCTATCTTTGATGTGCGTAACTATGCTAGAGATAATACATTCCAAACACAGCTTCCCAAGGCACTACAGAAAATCACTGAATGGAAGGGTGATAATTCAGGACCAATACAAACCCTATTGACACAAGCAATCCCCTTCTTGCGTACCCCTTGGAACTTGGCAACACAAGGCGCGAGCTACATCCCTGTTGCTGGTTACTTTGCCCGTGGTCTAGAGACTAAGGCTGTGCTGCGTGAGTTGAAAGACGGAACCAAACGCTTGGTGTCAGAGCCTGTACGCATGTCTAGAGAAGATGCTCTTGCACGACAGGTCGTAGGGTTTGGTGCGTCAATGGCTGTGTGGGCTATGTTTGATAATGGCTTAATTACTGGTGCCTATCCACTTGACCCTGACCGTAGACAGACCATGATAGATGCAGGCATACCTGAGTTCTCTATCAAGGTTGGTGACAGTTGGGTCAGCTATCGTAAGATGGAGCCTTTATCAACTGTGCTGGGTATCGCCTCAGACATCAAGGCTTTGGATGAGTATTTGAAGAAGGAAGGCTTTTACGACAGAACAGATGATGAGGGACGTACTCTAGCCAATGAAGCAATGAAGGGGTTGTGGCAATCGTTCAAATCTAACCTGTTGCAAAAGACTTTCATGGAAGGCTTTAGTGAGTTAGTTGGTTTCTTTGACACCACTGACCCACAAGGCCTGGCACAGTTTGGTCGCAACATTGGTAGTCGTGTCATCCCTGCTTTGTCGGCAACTGTTGCTAAAGCAAAAGACCCGTATGAAAGAGAAACCATTGACATTGTTGACCGCATCAAGGCGCGTATACCTGGCGTTAGGGAATCTCTTCCTGTCAAATACGGTGCCTATGGTGAGCCGTTACAACAAAGTGCTATTGGTGAACTGACTGGCTTTAACATTACCCCTTTATCTACGGAGCAGCAGAAGTTCATGGCAACCATAGGTGCTGGTATGTCCCGCCCGTCAAAGAAGATGGGTAAGATACAACTCAGCACAGAGCAATATGGTAGGTACAACTATTACATCAATGAGATAACAACCAACATTCTCAATCAGATGGACTTAGAGGCTATGTCTAAAAGCCCTTACAGAAAAATAGTAAAGAAGAATATAGAGAATATTATGAGTAAGGCTAGAGCCTATGCTAGGAATATGCTAGAGAGAGATTATCCTGAACTAAGGGAACACATACAGCAGCAAAGGTTATTCGACTTAGGACTGCAATAAAGAAGGGGGCCTTGAAGCCCCCTCTTTTATGTGTCTAACATTCTGACATCTAACTGATCCCAACTGCCTAAGTAAATAGACAGCAGGGGCAGTTTAATTATGATGCCTTCAAACGCACCCACAACATCTACCTCGTTTCCGTCCTTATCTTCAATACCGACAATGTGACACACCTCGTCGGTATATTCAATATCGAAACCAAAGCCGTTGCGGAAGTGGAATGTAACGTCCATACCTTCTCCTATCGAATTGGGCAAGCACCCGTTGCACACTCATCCTCGTCCAACCCAATGTTAGCTTCGTCGATGTGAGTGATTAGGGTTGTACGTGCCACCAGTTCCTCGTACTGTTCCTTGGTAATCTCCTCCAGCGGGGCTTGCTTGAAGCCGTGCTCAGAGTGCAACAAGAACGACAAGCTCTTATGGTTGTTCTTGTAGTTCTTCTTGAGGTACTTCCTTATCTCAGGTAGTTCTTCCTTGCGGTAGTAAATCGTACAAGACACGCTGTTGTCGCTCCAGTCCTTTTGGAGTTGTTTCACCACCTCCAGCTGGTCAATGGCAGTCATCTCAGCAGCCAGTCGCGTACCCTCGGGGAAGGCAAACGGGAACGACACAACCACGGTGCTGTGGTCTTCAGAGCCATCAAAATTCATCTGATACTCAACGTCATACCCGTTCTGTCGGCACACGTCCACCAAGGAGTGGTTGGATGCAATGCGGATACGCCGAATCATGTGCTGGCTGTAGCCCGGATGAGCACCCGGTGTAACACCCGGCAACAACGACAACGTACCGCTGGGCTTAACAGTGGTCAATTTGATTGACTTGTTAAATTCGTTCTTGGCACTGTACCACTGGTCATAGACACGCAGCTTCTTGTACGCCTCAGCCAGCCAACCCTTCTGCTCCTCAGTTGCCTGTAGGTAGCCAGTCACACCAATCCCCATACGCATGTTCTTATGGACAATGGCTTCCGTCTCAGGCAGGTGACACGGCAGGTTCAGGCTGTGCTTGTTGATGCGGTACAGCAATGTAGCAATGTCAACAAACTCATCGAACGAGGTGACGTTGGGCAGGTAAATCTCTGCCAAGCAGCACGTCTCAAAGTTAGCTAGACTTTGTTCTGCACATGGGTTGTAGCCCTGCACGTCCGGGTCAGGATAGGCGGTGTCCCCCAGTCTCCCTTCCTTGCGTGACAGGCGCAGGTTGATAAGCCCATAGGGTTCACCTTTGCCCTCGTAGCCATCCCAAAAGTATTCGTGCAGGTCGTTGATGTCGTTACAAACCACGCTGTTGTTGGACATAGCGCGCCAGCTAGGGATGTTGCCCATGTCCCAACGCTTCGCAAGCAGGTATTCAACATCATCAGGGTCACCAATGGCAATTTGAGCTGAACGGCGTACATTACCAGCCACCACAATAGAGCCAATGATGTTCATGATGTCTAGCGCGTCCACTGGGCGTATTTTCTTGCCCTTTCTCTTCGATAAGACATCACTGATTTGATCGATTCCTTGGCAAAGTATTTCAGCCCCTGAAGCAGTGCCGCCGAACCCCTTGATAGGTGCTCCCTTACCACGGATATTAATTGTGCTGTAGCTGAAGCTGCCGGGTTTATCTGAAAGGAATGCGGCTTTAAGAGTTTTGCCAAGTAGCTTAACCCACCCCTCGCGGCTATCAGGCACGATAAAATCAGCGTCGGTACTATCAAGACGCTCAGGCTTAGTAAAATTAATATTAACGACAGGTAGTTTGTCAACGTTTTTCCTCTGTATATTATATCCAACACCACTCCCCAACATGAGTAAGTCCATAGCCCACGTGAACGGACGCACAGGATCGTCCACCACAGTGAAGGCACAGTTTTGTAGCGAGGCAAGACCTAAGCGGTCAACTGTAGAGGTGCCTAGCTGCCACAAAAAGCGACCAGCTACAGTCCCCTTGAGTTCTAGTAAATACTTCTCCAGTCGTGCTTGTTCCTCAGCGTCAAAGCCACAACCAAGCTGATTGTTTGCAGCGTCAACAACCCTCCCTACCGTGTCTTTAAATTCTTCTGTCGCACTGTTAGCATCACCCTCATTCAAGCGGCGAGCATACGTCCGCTTGTAGGTAATGTATCCAATGCTTGACCACGGTGTTTCAATTGTCATCTAATTCTCCTTCTAGTTCATCTGCTTTATCTTCAATACGGTCTATAAACCGATTCACCAAATCCTCGCTAGACACCTCCAATATCTCTAGCAAAGAAATCTCATCAACCTGCTTTAGCTTTTCCATTATGTCGGGAAGTGTTAGAGCCATACGTCTCCTTCAAGTATTTAATTGAAATAGGCATCTCATCAAAACTACCATTGACTACCTCGTTCAACATCCACACGCCTGACCAGCTACCGTTGGTCTGTGGGGTGAGGTAGTCCTCATCATGTTGATAATAAATGCCACCAAATATTCCAGTCACTCGACTACCATCTGCCCTACGGCTGTATGAGATGGCTCGGTCTTGGACGTGACCCATGACGCACGACATGTGCTTCTTTGCCAGCAGGAGGTTAGGCGAGGAGACAGGACGCCCCATAACCCCTGAGGTAAAGTAGTGGCTGTAAGCGATACCATCAATAACAACAACCTGAAGGAAAGGATACACTTCCCATCCATGCTTGACAAGGTTGAAGTCGTGGTAGCCAATCAGTCCCTCTAGTTTGCGGTCACTGTTGATAGCCCGGTCAATACGTTCTTCGTGGTTGCCCAACAAGAACACAAACCGTGGCTTCCATGCCTTGAGCTTGCGGCGCTTACGGCGTTCAATCTCCGCAGTGACAGGTGCCATGAACGCATCCATAGCCTCGTTGCCTGCTTTGATGTCCTGCATGTATGTCCTGCCCTCAAAGGCTTTCTTACCCACGTCATACACAGACAGAGAGGGCATGTCCCAGTGGTCGCCTAGATGTACGATCACTTCGGGGCACTTCTCTGCTGCATACTTACCAGCCCACGCCATGTGGTCGTGGTTGTTTCCTGGTTTGCATTGGGTATCAGGAATTACCAAATGTCTCATCTGAATCCTTTACTAAAGAAAGACCTAACTCAACTTTACGTGTCACCCCGTGGTATCCTGTGCTTTCTAGGAAGGTACAGAACTCCATCAGCACATTGTTCCACATCACATCGTCAGGGTAGATGCACAAGTGCTCTATCTTCTTCTGTGGGTAAAACACTTCGGCTGACTCAAAGGCTTCATCGTCATCAAACACAAATCTAAATGACTTCATTATTACTCCCAAAGATTAGTGGATAATACTGAGCCAAAGCCTCACGACACTGCTCTGCCACGATGCGATGCTCCTTCTGTGTGCTGGGGTCTGTTCGCACCTGAATGTAATGAATCCAAGAACGAATAGAACCAGTCACATACATCGTTGTAACCATCAGACCCTCAGGCAATACCTTACGAGCCAGCTCTTTAGCAATGCCGTGGTCTACCGCCATCTGATAAACCAGCATACTCTCCTTCCTCACCCTCTCCTGCATCTGCATCCACCAGTGTTGAAGCTGCTTATCGTCAACCTCAATACTGTTCTGTCTGTTGGTAGGGTCTTGCAACCTAGCCTCACTCAGTTCATACTGAGAAGCTACAGCGTAGCGTTGACTGTACTCTTGAACACGCAGCGAACTATGACGAATGATCTGACGAGAAATATCCCTCGTTGTCTCGACGTAAAGACCAGCGTGGCACATTTCAAACGGACTCCAGTGCTTGTGTTTAATCAAATATTTTAACAGCTTTTCATGTGGTGTGTCAATAGTGGCACTCGGATTTGACACCCGTGCCATGTGCACAATCTTTTTCTCTCCATTTTCATCACCGCCATACCAACTTACTCGACTCATGCAGCCTCCATGTAAAGTCCAACATTACCCAGCGCATAACCTAAGAAGGCTATACCCAGTCCAGTCTGTCCCTTGATGAACAGGTCACCAGCGACAACCAAATACACCACACCAATTGTTGCTATCAGCCAACTAGCCATCAGTCACTTCCAGTCCAAAACGTCTCAGGATTTCGTGTTTTGTTTGGCGATGTAGCCCAACCTCGTAGGCAATGTCAGCACATTCACGAACAACCAAGTGGCAAAAGTTTACCAACGACTCGTCATCTGCACCAGCCCAGTCAAACACAAAACCTTCGGGCTTCCACTCTTCATTCTCCCACGCAATAAACCCAGCCTCAATAGCCAAGCGTTTGATGTTGGCATCCATAGCTGGTACCTCCTCGTTGTCAGGCTCGTAGCGTTTTGCTCCGTCAAGCCCAGCTTGGATAGCTGTCATGATACCAAGACGTGCAAACGCC